TGCCCTTGATCTGCTTGGTTCGGGTGAACTCCTTGCCGACGAACCACAGCTCGCTGACGCGGTTGCAGTAGAGCTCCTCGCCTGTGAGCTGGCTGTTCATGCTCACGCGCCGGTCGGAAGCCTTGCCACCGAACGGGACGCGCAGAAAGTCGTTGCTCCACTCGCCAGCCAGAACGTCACACAGCGGGGAGCCCGCGCCCGTGGAGTCGACCGCGAGATTCTCGGGTTTAATCCCTCGCTTGAGGCATTCCTCTTTGACTTTCTGAACAATCTGGTAAGTGCGCGGGACCGCCTTGTTGGTGGCATCGTCATTGATCTGCACGAAGTCTTCGTATTGCAGGCAATACTGGCCGCTCTGATCGAGCCCGACCCGCGCGATGGCAAGCACCGTTCGGTCACCCCCGTTGGTAAACGCGGGGTCAAGTCCCGCAATCAGGGTGCTGTGACCGCTGAACTGAACTCGGCTCAGGGCTCCGCTGGACACCAGCTCCGACTCGCTGTAGATACCCTCCGACTCGTCACTGTCGAAGAACACCGCTCGGACCATTCGCATGTAGGCCCGAGACTTCTCGCCGAGCAGCGCCTTGTCTTCCTCGACCTTTTCGAATGTCGGCAGGAAGGGGTAGATCGTGTCTCCTGCAAGAATATTCGGGGATCGTTCACCATCCAACCGGATGTAGCGCCCGTTCCACTTGGTCAGCCACGTGTCGTCCGTGTCTGTCCTGACGGACTCCCACCCGTCTCGCGGAGTGGACCAGATTCCGAAGGCGTCGAAACGGGAAGCAGGGTTGCTCAGGGCTTTGAGCTCGAACTTTGGGTTCTTCGACAAGTTGCTCAGGCCCGCCTGCACGATGGCTTCGCTGAGTTCGCCAAGCTCGTCGGCAATCAGGATCACGTGCTTCTGCTTCAGACCGATGAACTTTCCGATAGCCTCCTTGGTTCGACTTCGCTCGGCCGCAATGAGGGATAGTCCCGCTCGGTCGAAGGTCTGTCCTTTATCATCAATGTAGTTTGCAGAACCCGTAGAATCTCGGATGTTCACCGGCGCTCCTTCGATCACCGAGAGCAAGCTGATGACGGAACCCCAGATACGCTTCCGGGCTTCCCGCAAAGTGGTGCTGGTCATCAGAACCAAGGTGTCCCTAGGCTTGGCGAGCCAAGAGATGATTCCGTAGCCCGCTAAAGTATGACTCTTTCCGGATGAAGCAGAACCCCCAATGGAGAGATACTTGTTGTTGATGCATTCATGAATGATCTTCTCCGACCAAGGATGCTTGATGAACATCTTCTCGGGCAGCCCATCATGATTCCACAATGTATCCGCGATTCTCCAGAAGTAATACTCCCTAGCCCTCGCCGAAGGGTGGTTCCCAAACCCCCACAGCAACGCGGTGAGAGTGCTTGTAACCGGAATCGGGAGTCCTCCGACATCCATCATTTTCGTGTCACCATCGACTCGGGGTTCCAGCGTGTGGCGCACCGGTTTCTTCTCAGGCTTCTCTTTTTTTGGTCTTCCCATGGCAGTAGATTGGGGAGGTAACCACTTTTTTCCTTGACGATCAAGTCAAATAAGGCACTCATTCCGCGCATGCCCGCACGCACGAAGGCCACCGAGAAGGCCAAGAAAGCCGCAAAGCAGAAGCGAGAGAAAGCTTACGAGAACGCTTTGATGCGCAGCCGTGCCGTCTCGATGCTCAACCAAGGGATCATCCGTGCCCGCATCGCCGAGCAGCTTGGAGTCACTCCCGCTACGGTCACCCGCTGGCTGAAGGAGTCCGGCATCGAGCCCGTCTCCAAGCAACCATGCCCCGACACGCTCGGGCTTGAGGCCCCCACGTTCACCGACATCCCGTTGACCTTCGAAGACGATCCGGGGCCCGATGAATTTGAGGAGGCGCTGGAACAAAGTCTCGACGGGTCTGCTGAGCACCCCCTGCTCGCTGCTCGCGACGAAGAGGAGCAGGGCATCATGGCTGTGGCTGAGAACCAGTCGACGCCTGCCGACAAGTATCAGGCCTTCGTCGCGGCCCAAGCCATCCGCATGTTCCGCGACAGCATGCCTCACATTCGGGGCCCTCGCACTGTCAAGGAGATGTCCGAGCTGGATCAAATGATCCGCCGGAACCTCGGCCTCAATCCTCGCGGCGGCAGCGGTGGCGCTGGGACTCTGCAGATTGACATTTCGATCCTCAACAACACCAAGGCGGACGTCGGCGGAAGCGCCATCCCGCAGCGGGTCTATGAGGCGGAGATCATCGACAACAACGAGGAAGACGAAGATGAGTAAGCCAAGAGAGCTCAAATCAGAAGGAGTCCGGTTCCAGAACCGATACCGCGACACCGTCACCATCCGCCGGATCTCCGACGTCACGTGGCTCTTCGACGTCGACGGTGAAGGACACTGGCGTTTCGGTAACACCTTCGTTGACCCTGCTGGAGGGCCTTTTGTTTCCGTTGGGGTTACCCTGAGCAGGATACACCCCAAGCTCCCCGCCGACCGGCAGATTGCCAAGATTGCCTTTGGCCCCTACGATGTTGACAGCAGCGGCTACGAGTATTCCGGCTGGCTCCTACATACTGAACCCGTTGTGCCGCAATGAAGCTCACCGACACCAGCATCGTCATCGGGGTTGACAACGGACTGGACGGCGGCCTCTGTGCCCTGTCCGCTTTCGACGGTTCCCTGATTCATGCGATCCCCATGCCAACCCGTCAGATCGGAGGGAAGCGAGAAGTCGACCCCTCGGCGGTCTACGTCTGGGCTACAGGGCTGGGGGACTTCAGCTCCCGCATCCTGTTCGCTATCGAGGAGCCACTCAAACACGCCAAGAGCTCACAGGCCATGCGATCCATGGGCATCTCCTTCGGGCTGCTCTGCGCCACCGCTGAGATGATTGGCTACCACATTCGCCGGATTCAGGTTTTGGATTGGCAGGGCCCCGTGCTGGGCCGCGTCGCTCGCGGCAAGACCAAGCAGCGAGCCCTCGAAGTGGCTTCTGCGCGCTGGCCCGATGAAACTTGGCTGGCCTCTTCGAGACACCGCACACCCCACGACGGCATGGTTGATGCCGCTCTCCTTGCTGAATTTGCCCGCAACACCTACACCACCGTAAAAGCCCATGGATCATGACATCCTGCCCCGCCTCCGAACCATCGTGAAAGACCTCTGCGGAAAGGGGAGCCACGTGATGGTGCCCCGCCTGATCCTCGACGTGATCGAAGAGGACCAGATCGTCGAGTTCGTCGAAGCCGTCCGAGAGGAGTTCGACATCCCGCTCCCTGAGAATGTCATTGACGAGGAGACCACTTTCCGCGAACTCATCGAACTCATCACCGAACCATGAACCGAGAAGACCTACTGAACCTGCATGATGAAACCTGTGCCAAAGCGCGGTCCATCATGGAAGCCAAGAACAACGACTACACCGGAGGCAAGCAAGCCACCGACGCGCTTGCCAACTTCAAGTCCTCAACCGCACTGGGCCTGCATCCGGTAACCGGACTCCTGTTGCGGATTCAGGATAAGCTCATGCGCATCCGGAGCTTCGTCGCTGACGGCGAGCTGCGGGTCACTGGTGAGACCGTCACCGATGCCTGCGATGATCTGCTGAACTACGCAATCCTCTGCAAGGCGCTGCTGGTTGAAGAAGCGCAACAACTTGACAGCGTTGAATCCTCCAGCGAGCCACTGGACTACGCAACCTTCTACAAGGCGATAATGTGCGAAGAAGCGCAGCAGCTCGACAGCAGCGGGCCGACACCCCGCCTCAAATTTGAAGAGAAGCCGGAGCACGATTGCCAGTGCGGCCGCAGGTTGGTCTACCACTACTCACTTGGCTGGTGCTGCGAGGATTGCCACCTGTGAAACTTTTCTGAAAAAAGATCTTGCCCCCTACGGCGGGCATGGTAACAAGGCTCTCGTATGGCACACGAAACACCAGACCACAGCGTCAAGCCCAGCTACATGATCCACGTCGAAGGCAAGGGTTCACCCACCGTCTTCCACGACGAACTCCCAGTCGCCGCCAAGGAAGCCGAGCGCCTCGCCAACAAAGAGCAGCGCAGGGTTGCGATCTATCAAGTCGTCGCGGTCGCCACCCCACCCAAGCCGCAGCCCGTTGAGTGGTCCTTCGCGGAGAACGTGTCGGTTGGTTGTAGCCGCTCGTGCGACCAAGAGCTCGAAGAGGAGAACATCGACGACATTGTCTCGCGGTCCATCGAAAGCCTTCTTGAATCCCTCAAGAGGGGTAATGGTTGACCCCAACACGCCTCGGTAGCTCAGCTGGTAGAGCGCTTGATTTGTAATCATGAAGTCGTGGGTTCGAATCCCACCCGAGGCTCTCTTTCAAAGTAGAACAAAACCATGAGCACAGGAGCAGGCAAGGGTAGTCTCCCACGGCACGTAGACGGTGAGAGTTTCCGGAGCAACTACGACCGGATCTTCTCTCGGAAATCCTCGGCAACGCCAAAGGACGACAAGCCCAAGGAAGCAGAGACCGCCACGCCCGAGCCCCCTAGTGTTCAAGACGACCGCTCGCAGACCGGCTAAAGTCTGCGGCCACATCCCAGCCGTCGCAGTGAGGTGCGTCCAACGTATCCGTATCGGTAGAGCCTGACCGACGGTTGGAATGTGGTGGCGGTGACTCGGTGTGAAGTAAATAGGAGACCGTTGCGCAAGTGGAGACTCACAAGCTCACCCGATAGCTCAGGGTTAAGCGCCGAGAAGCCAGAGCTCCCTAGTCGACTTGCGGACAAAGGAGCAACCACCAAATCCGCTGACAGACCGGCCAAAGTCTGTCACCCCATTCCAGCCGTCGCAGTGAGGGCATCGAAGTTTCTGGCAGGGAGCCAGTCACGAGTGGCACCTGTAAGACGGACATATCAGCCAGAAAAAGCTAGCTGTGCAGACTATACCCGCGCCTGCAAAACGACGGTGAGCGACCTGACCGACGGTTGGAGTGGGGTAATCAACGCGCATGGGTTCGCCGACTCGCACCATGCTCCACGTTGCTCTGCCCCACATTCTTTCTCAAGAACGATGAACGAACTAGAAGCGCGAACCGTAGCTTTGCTCCGACTACACTTCAGATGCAGCTTCGGACGGCTTGCCATGTGCTGCCAAGCACTATGGGATGCTGACCGCTGTGAGGAAATCACTGGTTACCGTTACGGCTCCCCGATGGGTCAAGGCATGGTGGTCGCAATGGAGGATTACTTCCAGCTGGAGCGCTGCGAATCTGACAAGATGAGCATGGGCGAGCAGCAATGCATGGCCTGTGGGCGTTCTCAGGTAGCCATCAGTAAGACGCATGACACACCGAAACATTGCGGATTCTGTGGAGAATCCTCAAGCCTGTGGAGTGCTCTCGGTTGAGCGCCGCAACCACCCTTTTCCAAGAACCAAACAAACCAGACAGCACGACCATGAATCCTGAAACCGAAAAGAACATCAACGAAGCCATCGACTGGCTCCAATCAACCGGCGGCTCGATCCAAGACTTCGCCTCAGAGCAGGCCCCGCTTTACTGCCAAGAGGTAGTGCAATGGGAGCTATGGAGTTCCGCTGCCGGTTCAGCATTCGGAATTCTGTTAATCGTGGTCGGCATTGTCTCGGGACTCCTGTTCATCAAATTCATGCGAGAGGACGAAGGGGAGCCGAATTGCCGGACGCTTGTTACCTGCGGAACTATGTTCTTGGGCCTTATTTTTGGTCTCCTTGTTTCTGAGGACTTCGTTCCCCAGCTCATCAAAGCCCTCAAGGCACCACGCATCGTCATCGTCGAGCACCTTCGCGGACTGAAGCCATGAAACCACAAGAACAACGAATCGCCATCGCGGGGGCTTGTGGGTGGACGAATTGTGTGGTCCTAGGGAGTGGAGTTTTCAACCTCATCGAAGGGAACATACCCCGTGTCGAAGGTAAGGCGTGGACATCCACCCCCCATCTGGTCCCCAACTACCTGAATGACCTCAACGCGATGCGCGAGGCTGAGAAGGTGCTGCTGACTGTGAACCAGCAAAACCGCTATCAAACTGAAATTGCAGAAATTTGCTGGAGCGACGAGGAGCGTGGAAACAATCAAGTCGTGTTTAATCAACTCACAGCCAGCGCAACCCAACGAGCCGAAGCATTTCTGAGAACCCTCAATCTCTGGACCGAATGAAACTGAAACGGATTGCACCGACCCCATGGGAAGTAGAAAGAACTGCGCAAGAGGTTCCGCCCTCGCGCCTCACCGCGACCGTCTACGCCGCTGATTCAACGCGGATCTGCGAGACCAAAGGGCCTCACGCCGTCGAGATTGCGCAGCTCATCGCAGACGCGGTGAACAATTACACGCCCAGAACCAATGACACGCCATGAAACCAGAAGAACAACGAATTGCCATCGCGGGGGTTTGTGGGTGGAAGCAAATACCAGACGGAAGATGGAATCTTGACGGAAAGGTTGAGCCATTTCTCCCCGACTACCTCAACGACCTTAACGCGATGCACGAAGCGGAGAAGGCGCTGGACCCCACGCGTCAACAAGAAGACTACTGGGACTTCATATTCTCGATTACCGGAAGTGGATTTGAAATGTGTCACGCAACCGCATCACAAAAAGCCGAAGCCTTCCTCCGCACCCTCAACCTTTGGACCGAATGAAAGACCTCCTCGAAATTGCCCTGTCCGGCTTCTGGCCCTTCGTCGGTGCAGCCACCCTAGCCATACTAGTTTGCGACACCATTGTTCGACTGACCCGCGTAGTTTTTCTCTGCTGGAACCGATGGCTCCGCAGCCGAAACATCAAGCATCACGGTTGGCCCCCTCATCACTGCGACGCGGACGGTGACTCCTCAACCTGAAAACAAAGACACCTGAATCATGGACACTAAAATTGAAATGCCCGACAACCTGCCGCCCCACCCACCCGTCCCCGAAGGCTACGACCGCTGGGAGTATCGGGGGAAGGGTGCCTCTGGACTCAAAAGGTTTGCCTACTACTGCTACTACTACGAGAACAGGAGCCCCGGCTGGCTTGGGCCGGTGCGGACAGACCTTCCTTTTTCGGGAGCGCCCCACTACCACTACCTCGAAGCCGTGCAGGACGAACAGCAGGAGGCGACGACCATCTCAGAGCCTGACATGGTGAACAGCCCGCCCCACTACCAAGGCGACGGGATCGAGTGCATCGACGCCATCCGTGCCGCGCTGACCCCCGAGGAGTTCCGTGGCTATTGCAAGGGGAACGGTCTGAAATATGTTTGGC